GTTTTCTGTGTTCATGTTGTCGCCCCATTGAGCTAATGTATGTAAGTCGTTTTGTCGTAAAAATTCACTTCCGAGTTGCACTTCAAAGCGTGCTGTTGTTTCGTGTGTGTTAGGTGTGCGTTTACCTTGTTGTTCTGCGTCTTTATCGTAGAGCTTTGCTTTCCAGTATTGACCGCGTTTCGCGTCATAACCCCATGTTGGACCGTACTTGCCTACGCGCGGCAGTTTCTGGCCTATCTTGCGAGTAGCAAACACTTGAGATAAGTGTAGGTAGTTGTCTGTATAAAAATTGCTGTTCAGGTCTAGGCGTGTGATGTAAGTTCCGTATTGAGAAATAGTGCCTTTGCGCTGAATAGTGCCCAAGTCGCGTAGATTCAGTTGAGGGTAGAGGTGGCGTATAACCTCTGCGGCTTTCTCAAAACATTGTTTGACGTTTAAGCCTTTGATATTGTCAGGTTGCTGGAAGCGTCCAATATTGCCTTGAAACCATAAATGCGCACCGTCGCATTTAATGCGGATGCTTGTATCAGAGCTAGGACAGCGAATAACATTAAAGTCCTGTTTTTCCCATTCAATTTCGCCGTCCTGCGTTAGCTTTAAAGTTTTACCGCTTTCAATACTTTCGGTCTGGTTGCCAACGTCAAAATCGTGTCTAAAGCTCAACCAATCGCACATAACTTCACCTTCGAAAATGTCAGTGAACTTGCGTTGAAATTCTCGTCTGTGAGAATTACTTGCAGTGGTACTAGCACTGCAAGTCAAAAGTTGAAGATTGTGGACGTTGGAAATCATCGAAAAACTAAGCGGCTTTTTGTACTGCGGCTGGCATTGGTTTTAAGTGTGCGCGACCCATTGTCAGCGCACCGAAGTTGCCAACATAAAAATCTGAAGCTGGAAGTATGTAAACGCCGATTGGGTAAGGTTGTGAATTATCTTCTAGGCGCAAAGTGATTTTTTGCGGGTATTCGGCAGTATTGCCGTTAGGTTCTGGGATAAATGCCCAAGCGTGTTGTTCAAATACTGTACGTCCGTCTGCCCATTTTCTGCCTGTTAAGTTCGGGTCTTTAATTTCGATTTTCAGCATGATTCGTTCCTTTTAAAATTTATTTACGCACAAATTGAGCGTATCGGAACCATACAAACATTTTGTGTGTAGTGTCAAGAACTTTTTTAAAAGGTGTAGAATCCGAATTATGAATTTTTAGTTGACCGTATCAACCAGAAAGCGAGTGCAGAAAATGAACGGAAAAGAATATATTGAGGCGTGTAAAAAGAAGCTAAATGTATCTAGCAACTACAGATTAGCGTTAGAAATGGAAATACCAGAGAGTGAAGTTAATTTTTATGCACGTGGGGAGCGTTTGCCGAGCGTTTACGCCTGTTTTAAGATTGGCGAATGCCTAGGTATCGACCCGAGCATAATAATGGCTGATATCGCGTCAGAAACAGAAAAGAACCCGAAGAAACGCGAGTTTTTCAAATCTTTTATGTCCTCCTGCAAAATGGCGGTGGCGGTAGGATTAACGATAGCCGTCTTTTGGAATTCTTTAACCGAAGAGCGCGCTTTAAGCGCTAGTTAACAGTTTCGTATAATGACCGCTTATGTTTGCTAGCTTGTAGCGGTACTCACAGAAAAAGCGTCCCATACGGTGGGGCGCTTTTTTTTCGCCTGGTCAAGTTCACCAGGGAAAGTTCACCAGGGAAAGTTCGCCAGGGAAAATTAACCAGGGAAAATCTAAAAACAGTCTACAGGGCGCGAGGTGAGGGCAGTTAGGTGCGTAAATCGGATAACGCGAAAAAAGACTTTAGCATAGGGTAGGACGCTGGGCGACGCCTTCGGCTTATGTCCTGCGGACATGTAACCCCGAACACCAAAGGGCTAAAAGGTGCCGCTAGGTGTCTGCTAAAGCATCCACTACGCAGCCCCATTTATCCCTCTAGTTGGTTGGTGAAGCATTAGAACCGCCAGACATTTGCAGAGGTGCGCTTAGATAGCGTGTTTGCTCGGGTTGAATGCTGGCAACTTGTTGAGGGCGTGTATCTGGCATAGCATCTTGTCGGCGCTGTGGGTTTACATCCCAATCAACATAGACGCCATTTTCAACGATATGCTTGCACGTTAAATATTCAATGTTCATTTTAGTGCCTTGCTGGGTAAAACATTGACAGCCCTTTGAGTTACTCATGACACAAGCACTTGGGAATGGTGCGCTTGTTGGCTTGGTTATGTCTGCGTATATCGGCATTGTATGCGGAAAGTCTGGTACCTCTGGCGTGTGTAATTCAACGTACGTTAGCGCCCTGTCTGTTTGAATTTGCGTATTTGGCGTTTTAAGGCCGTGATTATAATTTTGGTTATCAGTAGCGGCAACATCTGCTGTTTTCTCAATCTTTTTAATAGGGTCTGTTTGTATTTTGTAAAGGCTCTGCACAGCAAAGTAGGCGAGAACGACCGCGAGTATTGGCATCAATACAATCATAATTAAGCGCATAGGCACTCGTTTTTTTACGGTGTGTGCATCTGCGGACTTATACCAGTTGAAAACCTCTTTAGGGTAAACAAAATGTGTACTGATACTGTTTTTTAAATTCTTGTCGCAGTTTTCGCGTACCTGTTGGAACTCATGGATTGTTGACTTTTGAAAGCCATAGAACCTAACAACGTGATAATGCTTACCAGCTAAACGACGTATATTGCCGTCAATAAGCATGGGATGCTGTGTCATCAAAAAGAAGTCTAAACCTTTGTGCCTATGCGTTTCAAAGTCAGCGACATATGGCGGTGGCTTAACGCTGGCGGCGCGTGGTCTGAATGTGCTTTGACACTCATCTATCACAATAATTGAGTGGCTAGGCAGTGTTATCCAGTCCTCTGGGCTGTCCATAAGCGTCCAGCCAGTAAGGGTTAATTCTGGGATACCATGATAGAAAATTTGGCGCGGCGGCTTGCCCTGTGCCTCTAGCGCTTTATTTTCTTTTGCTACATAGTCAACAACCGTTTTGAGTGTCCAAAGTGTTTTCCCGCTCCCTGGTAAACCTGTAACTAGGTTAATCATTTTTTAAACACCATTTTAGTGATTGAGCCGTTGGTTAGGCCTGCGATTGTGTACTTTGCAAACACAGCAGATACAACGACATTAAGTGACTCGCCGAGCTTCAACATACCAACAACGCCGACCAATGGACCCATATTGCCCATGTGCTGGAATGCGGCAGTGCGTAGGCTTTCTAGCAGTATGTCTATGCCTGAATAACTCACATAACCAATTGCTAAAGCTGTTAAGACACGCCCGACTAGCGTACTAAGTACGGCGGCTAGTGATCCCCAGATCATTGAAAAGAAAACTGCTGGCATGGTTTAAGTCCTCGAAATGATAACGGCGGCTGATATGTAAGCCATTGTTAGAAAAAGGTAGCCAAGTGCGTTCAGGTATGGGCACCAAGCACTAAATGGTAGCGTTACAGAGCTTGAAGCAACGTGCACCGTTACATCAGGATTGCATTGCGCCCCGTAAGGACTAGATGCGTTTAATGATGTGGGCAGATTGATGTTTGTTACCTTTGAAGTATCAGATGGGCTATTTGAGCCGTTTTCGGTTTTCATGGACTCATAAGCAGAAACTAGCGCTTCATCCCTTGAGTTTTGAAGGCAGTAGGCTTGTAGCTGTGTTTGAGCCATTGAACAGAACACAGGGTCGCTATCGCATGAAAATCCGCTTACAGTGCCATTAGGAGCGCAATATCCAGAGTTTACGGCTGATGTTTTACATATGAACGATGTAGGGTTTTTTTCGCAAAAGTCTTTAGGTTCAGGCTTTGTATCGTCTTTTTGTGCGGCGGCGGCGACACCTACAGCAGTTGCGGCGGCATCTTTTGCGGCATCTGCGGCGGCTTTATCTGCGGCGGCTTTGGCGTTTGCGGCATCCTTCTCAGCTTGTGTGGCGTTTGGGTCTGCTGATGTACTACTAGCGGCGGCTTTGGATGCTTCTGCTTTTTTTATGGCTTCTTCTGCGGCTTGTTTTGCGGCTTCTGCGGCTTGAGCGGCGGCGGCTGATGCGGCTTTGTCTGCGGCTGTTTTAGCATCTGCGGCGGCTTTATCTGCGGCGGCTTTTGCGGCTTTATCTGCGGCGGCCTGTGCGGCGGCGGCATCTGCGGCTTGTTGCTCTACACTCTTAGGAACTGTTGAGGATGCGTTTGGACTTGTAGAACCTGAACAGGTGAAACCGTCTTTAATGTATGAACCTTTTGCATAGTAGTGCATACCGTCTGCTTGATTAGACTGTGAGTGAGGCCATGTACCCTGAAACATGACGGAACAGCCATCTTTACAAGTTACATTAGGGAATGATGCAGTCGGGCTTTTACCGCCATCATAGTATCCTGATGATGAAACTTCACCAGAAGGGCAGACAGGAGGTGCAGTACCATTACAAATAACGTTTGGAGGATAGCCAGATACACGAGTGTTAGTGCCACATTCCTGAATAACGTAGCCTGTTGTAGTGTAGGTAGTGAATGCGCCTGATGTGGTTTTATATAAGCCTGATACATCATACCAAGCAGAATTTAGAGTTTGTCCTGTTTGGCCTGTATTATCGTAGCAACCGAATGTAGTGGCAATCGGGTCATGCGAATAATTTGAAGCTGAAAATATGGGTTTAGCTGTATCGCATAGAGCATCTTTTGAACCTGCGTTAGTACCGCCATAAGTAGTGGTTAGCTTGTACTTTACAGGGGGTGTATAGTTAGCATGAGCATTGCTACTGGCAATGAAATAGCAGAGTGCAATAAGTAATAATTTTATGAAAACATTAACCATAACGCACCCAATAATCCTATCAATACAAAATAGCCGTCCATTGTTTTAACCTAGTGAAAAAGCCCCCGAAGGGGCTTGTTTAAATTAACCGCCTGTGATTTTGCGATAAGCCAATTTAGTACCCCAGATAAGCAGTAAAGCAGTGCCGATTGTGGTGATTGCTGTAACTACATCTGCCAGTAATGAGGTGATTGCTGATACATCCATGTTTATGTCTCACTTTCGTTAGTTTTGTGATTTAAAAATTGACCGAGAACGCGGAATGCAAACCCAGTCGCCCAACAGATACCTATTGCAGTAGCTATCTGTAAGCCCTGTGTAGCGGTTAGAGGTACTAACACGCTTATGTCCGATGCACTTGCTAGGATGTGCATGCAGGACGTGTATTGTTCTGGCTGTATTGCCATGACTTGAAATGTGTCGCTTGCTGTTTGAGTTAGGCAGAGCATCAAGCAACCTTTCTTAGTGTTGGTGCATAGCTCACGTGAATTGTCTTTACTTGGTGCTTGAGTATGTCCTCAACGCATGGCAAGGAAATATCAAGACCGAAGTCCAAAAGTGCTTTTCTTACTTTGTAATATTGAGCCGTTGATAGGTATGTCTTAGGGTCTGTGCCTGAGCGATACATAACAGCGTGCTGGCGTAGTTTTGTTGGTAGGTCTACAAACTTATCTAAGGTGGCTTGTTCCCTAAATAGCTGATTGGCAAAGTGGCCGTAAATGATGTTTTCTGTGTTCATGTTGTCGCCCCATTGAGCTAATGTATGTAAGTCGTTTTGTCGTAAAAATTCACTTCCGAGTTGCACTTCAAAGCGTGCTGTTGTTTCGTGTGTGTTAGGTGTGCGTTT